GTACTTTTCATCATTATACTAAAAAAGGTGAGTTTATGCAACCCACCTCCGTAACTCAGGCTCGCCACCAATTCTTTGTCTGGAAATTGGAAACCAGGCGGGAGAGAGTCCCATCCGCACCAATTGCCCTTGAGAGAGGCAATAAACTCATAATAGGGTCATTTTGACTCCACCAGTATAAGTTTTAAGTCGTTCCAGGACTAAAGAAAAGTTGGGTTAACTTTGATATCTCGGTAATACCAAAGAATGCACATAAGAATAGTACATCCCAAAGTTTAAGTTTAATAGCAAAGGGTACTGTGAGTAATCCTCCAACAACCTTTATCATTAAACCATATTTAAATTCTCCCCATAGCATAGTTTGATAACCAATTATGAGGAGAATGTTTCCAATCCAACGAAGTAGATCAGATTTTGCCATAAGGGGTTGCTCCCGACCAGTGCGCTTTTTAAGTCATCCCGGGACTTTCACCCATCATTGGACCATGCATATACTTGAGATTAAAAGTCATAACATATCTATCAAAATCAGAATTGCTTTCTTCTGTTTTGTGATTTACCCATCCAGGAAAGATTACAAGTTCATTTGTTTTAACAGGAACTTCAATCCAAGGATACTGATATTTTACTTGTTTAGAGAAAGCAGATTCTACGACATCATTTGCCCTATGATATTCTAATGGATCTCTTATCAAGAGATTTCCACTATTTGGTGGACAATGAAGGTAAGAACTAACAACAATATCAACAAATTGATGCTTGTGTTCTACAGTTCTTCCCCCTTTAGAATGACGATTAATCCAAGAATTTGCTACTTCAATTGGTTGATTGGAGAGACCAAATTCTTTGAGAATGTAAGGCATATTTGCATTCAAAAATTGAATGTATTTCCTATTCTCTGTCCAAGTATGAGGTTGCCCATTGATATTATGTATAACAGTAGATGTTGCTTCTCCTTTTTCTAAGGGTACTTGTTCTTTTTGATTTTTAGAATAGTCTACTGTCTCATCCGCTTTTGCTTTTAGACTATATTCGAAATTAAAATCGTAATAAAGTTTAATAGCTACTTCGGAACAAATTTTTATTCGTTCAATATGATTTAACATTTTAATTAATCTTCATCGTCTTTCACATAACAAGGAACACGGTCTGGGTCCAACCATTTAGCATATTCAATATCCTCCATTGCAGTAGAGCATTGTAGAACATTATCAAAAAGATAAATGTCATTCCAGCGTTTGGTGTACTCATTTTGTTTTTGGAGACGGTAATCGGGTTTACCGTTAATCTCAAGAATACCAACTTCTACGAAGCGATATCCTTCTCGTTCCAAAAGAACCTTAGGAAGTCGTGTTGTCATGCAACTTCAACGGATTCAAGATCAGCAAGAACATATTCCATAAGCATCTCATAATCATCCAGTGGATCACCAGAGAATACTACACCCTCATTCTCATAAAAACGACGAACCTTTTTATAGAGTTTAGGATTCTTTACATCAAGGTAGAAGTCACCGTTTGCTGCACCACGAAGGGTTTGAACGTCTTTCTTGAATTTTGCTGTGAGAGTCATTGTTTTGAATGTTGACCTTAGTATTATAAGGGTTTGACAGGTAATCTGTCAAGTGCTCCTTGCGTGGATCGAACACGCCTCAGGCGAATTATGAGTTCGCTGCATTCACCAGATTGCTAAAGGAGCAAGGTACGAGTGGGTGGATTCGAACCACCTCAAAGCCGCTAATCTGGCGGAAAGAGTTTATAAGACTCCTCTGACTACCAAGTCTCACTCGCTTAAATTCAGGTCTATTATAGAGGACCTGAAACTCTGTGTCAACAACCTTCTTCGTGGTCGGTATGTATTCGTATCACATCGTCGTCCACTTTAGATTCTACTGCAAACTTTATGGTTTCGTTGTATGGAACTATCACTGCGTTTCTTTCTCCGTCAGTAATGACAAATGATTCACCATTTTCTACTCTTTCTATTAGGTTGTCAAAATCTTCTTGAAACTCTTGAACTGTAAACTTTTGGAGATCTGAAAGTTCTGGATACATTTTCATAAAGTGAAGTTTTATGAGTCCGGATATTCAGATTTGAACTGAAATTATTCCTGCTCCCAAAGCAGGTGCCATGACCAAGTTAGGCGATATCCGGTTATTTGTTTTTATGTATAAACATAATACCAGCGAATGGTACGATTGTCAACCCACATCCACAAAGAAAAAGAAAGAAAGGACTTGCTGCTAGGGTTTCAACCAAGTGGAAAATCATCTTCCTCTCCAGTTCTTGTATTCATAATACATGTATTGGTCTGCTTCGTCAAGCCCCTGTAAAGGAGCTTGACAATCCCAATATGACCATTCAATACAGAACTGTTTAATATGTATATCATTAGAAGCAGTTTTTACTCCATACATTCTTGAAAAGGCAGACATTGCAAACCAATATCTCTGCCTAATGTGCGGTTCCATTTCCCTTATAGTCTTTGGAGTCATAGTATCCGCCTCTTGTTCCGAAATAGAGTGTAGATAATACAAATGGAATAGCAACAAAAATAAGTGCTTTACCTAACATGATGACCACCAAACATATAACGCATTCCGTTCAGGATTTTTGCTCCAAATGATCCGAGATTGCGTGAGTTAAATCTTTCAAATAGTGCCGTAGTAATAACAGGAGCGGGAACCCCCAAGTCCACAGCGGCAGAAACAGTCCAACGACCCTCACCGCTATCGGATACTCCTCCAGAGAAGCGTTTAAGGCTACCATCCCTGCGTAGCACATCAGCAGTAAGATCGAGTAACCAACTACCAACCACGCTACCGCGACGCCATAACTCAGCCACCTCAGCAACATCAATGTCGTAACAATAACTTTCTGGGTCTGCCATAGGAGCAACTTCAGCATCTCCTTCTTTGACATACTGTGCTCCGTTATTTGCGTTCTTTAAGATATTAAATCCTTCAGCATATGCCTGCATCATTCCATATTCAATTCCATTGTGAACCATCTTCACAAAATGTCCAGCACCAGGACCACCACAATGTAACCAACCAAACTCAGCAGAAGTTACATCCGAGTCATACTGAGTCCTGGGGGCAGCGTTGATTCCTGGGGCAAGGGCATCAAAAATCCTCGCACAAGTGGCGACCGCAGTATTTCCGCCACCAACCATAAGACAGTATCCACGATCCAAACCATAAACACCGCCGCTAGTACCACAATCAATATATTGGATACCAAGTTTTGCCAGACGCTCTGCTCTTTTCCGACTGTCTTTAAAATTGCTATTGCCATGATCAATAATAATATCTCCTTCACCACAATATCGTAGTAACTCATTGATCGTTTCCTCTACTGTTTCGGATGGAACAACCATTTGAAAAATACCTGGTTGTTGTCTACCGTTTTTATTTTGTTTAACTACTTTAACAAGGCTTTCAATATCAGTCGTAATTCCATTAACAAATCCCTTTTCAAAAGCTTCGTTTGCTTTCTCATAATTTCTTCTATATCCCCAAACCTCTATACCCGATTTCATCATGCGGCGAGACATACCTTCGCCCATTCTTCCTAAACCGATTAATCCTACTTTCATAAAACCTCTGGATATGCGTGCGTAAGTCCCCAATATATAAAAAGTCCAATTGAACCAAACAAAGTCATTGAAGTGAATATTAACCTAATCATCTTCTTCGTCCTCATAGGTAGATGGTTCTTCAAAGAGTTCATCCATTTTTTGTTGTATAATTCTTTGTTGCAGTTCTTGCAAGTCTTCTTCGGTGAATTTAACCACTAGTAAAGGATCTCCTGCTTTAACGTCGTTTAATTCTGGATGTTTTACTTTTGGACTTTTAGAATACCCATGATGAGCATTCATAATCATCCAACCCTGCACGAACATTGTAAGTGCAATCACCACAAGAACAAACCAAGGAACCAAGAAAATCAGTTCAGAGTGATTTTGAGCCATGGAAGCAACGGAGGAATTACCCCTACAAGTCTCAAAAGTCCTTCAGCAAATAAAGCAAGAACCACCCAACCGACGCACATACTAATGATAGAAGCATTACGGTTGTGTCGTCGTATTGCTGCATCGATCATCTCCTGAACTTCAGAACGTGTAATAAATTCGTCTTGTTCGTGCATCATTTCTCGTCTCCAAGAAACTTTGCGAGAGGATCTTTTCGGGTTTTTAAAATCTCACATGCTCGATAATAAAACATATTATTAGTGTTGCCAGAGGCTTCAAAAGTTGCCTTGATCTTCACCCAATTATCATAGGTGTGCTGATCCATAGGTTTGTCCCTGTGATACTATTATATACTAATCACAGACATTTCAAAGTCAATTTTTTGTGTTCATATCGTAACACTGTTGAAGAAAATATTAAATTTGTAACTTAACTTAAAACGGAAAGGGTGGGATTCGAACCCACGGATGCTTTCACATCGCTAGTTTTCAAGACTAGAGCCTTCAACCACTCGACCACCTTTCCAGTGGGAGGTTCAACGAACCTCAAAATCCAAACGCTTTACTTTGCGTTGGCGTCTTGCCTCTTGCCAGGCAATATCTTGTGAAGTCAGAACATTTGATTTTTGTTCTTTCTGAATAGAGTTTAACATAACAATACGAGATAAGTCAAGTGCTGAAATCTTATCTCCACGAATTGTTGCCATATTAGGACAACCACAGGTCACTGTTTTTGAATGATGTCCTGTTATTTCTCTATTACAATCTTTGCATCTTATTGAAATCATTATTCTTCATCCTAATCATTGCAGGTGTGCTCTCAACTGCCAAACAAACTTACCATGAGATTCCATCAAATCTTGAACTAAATTTGCTGTAGCATATGACTTTTGATTTTCAGACTCTTCCGAAATTTCTCCCATCAATTCACAAAACTTGGTATTGTTATCAAGAAGTTCTTGAAGCATTTCTTTTGCTCCGGTTGAACTTGCTGCCTCTTTGATTTGAGTTACCTCAAGCATTCTTGAGAGAGAACTGAGAGGTTTTACATTCAGATAACGCATATGTTCTGAGAGACGATCAATCTCTTCAAACATAGTCTCATACTGACCACCAAAGAGTTGATGTAGTTGAGTGAAATCTTCACCTACAACATTCCAGTGAAATGCCCAAGTTTTATGGAATAAAACAAAAAGCGATGACTGTGCATCACTCAAGAGTTTATAAAGTTTTTCCATTATACTCTTTTTGAAATATTTATGCAAATGGGAGCAGAGGGATTCATTTTTTTACTTATTCATACAAAACTTAGGATGTTGCTTGTCCTTACTGTAACGTCCACCGTTACTCTTTTGGGGTGGTAAAGTTTTTTTGTGCGTGGCAGTTGGGACAGACCACTTGTAGATTTTCAGGGGCGTGGTTGAAAGGGTCGTCGTCTATGTGGTCCACCTCAAGGCAGGTTCGTCCGGTATGAATGTTTGTTCCAGACCAACCACAAAGGGAACACTTACCCCCACTCGCTTCTAATAAGTAAGCACGAACACCGCTGGGAACATAACCCTGCCCTGTATGGTTCAGTTCTCCTACTTTCCACTTATCTATTGTCCATTGTCTCTTGGCTGCAGCACTACACTTGTTAGAACAGAACTTGCCAGTAGAACTCTTTTTCTTATAGTCAAACTCTACACTGCAGTAATTACAGATGGCGGTGTCCCAACCAGTTCTTTTCCTCTTAGGAGACTTCTTATTATTATAGGTTACAGAACACGAACGGGAGCAGAACTTAGGTTTATCGTTCTCACACCCGCAGTTTAAACAAGTAGTCATAATAGAACCGAATACCTTTTATTATTTATAACACAAGTATTCGTTTTAGTAAAGTGCCCGAAGAGGGACTTGAACCCCCAACATTTTCGGTGTAAACGAAACGCTCTGCCTTTGAGCTATTCGGGCAAGCTCCCATCGTAGGTACTGCCCCTACCAATCTCTGATTAACAGTCAGGCCCGTTCGCTTGCTCGGTCGATGGGAATAAAGGAAGTTACTGGACTTACACCAGTTCAAAGGGCATTGTCTGCTTGTCTCGATTCTTTGACTTAACTTCCTTTGGCGTCTTTCTATGCTATCTGCATAACGACTACCAAGAGCGAAAGACGAGATTCGAACTCGCAACAACCTGCTTGGAAGGCAGGGACTCTACCGTTGAGTTACTTTCGCAATGAGACAATCATAAACTATTTAAGTTTGATTGTCAAGTGCTCCAGAGAAGATTTGAACTTCCACGCTTTTTAAGGCGGCGGATTCTAAGTCCGCTGTGTCTACCGTTCCACCACTGAAGCAGATGGAGTAAGCGTAATATACCTCATAAGGATATAACAGAGGCTTACCCTCTATCACTTTTATGTATGGAGATAAACTCCAACAGGCACAGAGGGACTCGAACCCCCAATCGTCATCTTAGAAGGATGTTGCATTATCCATTATGCTATGTGCCCATAAAGTAGGTTCCTATCGCCGCCATTCCTGAACCTACCGAAGGGGAATGCCGCAGTTGATTTCTCAACTCTTATATTGTACCAGTTGTTTGGAAACTGGTCAAGTGGGAAATGGTGGATTTGAACCACCGACCTCTGCGTTATCAGCACATTGCTCTACCACTGAGCTAATCTCCCTGGCGGAAGTGGTTGGATTCGAACCAACGGATGCACTTAGGTACATCGGCGGATTAGCAATCCACTGCATTAGACCTCTCTGCCACACTTCCAATAGTCCCTACGGGAATCGAACCCGTGTCTACACCGTGAAAGGGTGGTGTCCTAACCGCTAGACGAAGGGACCAGGTGGGCAGGGAGGGATTTGAACCCCCGTAGGCAGAGCCAGCGGATTTACAGTCCGCCTCCATTAACCACTCGGACACCTACCCGACTTTTCTATTATATAGGTTCTTTGGGGCAACTGTCAACCCATGGAGCGCATAGTCTCATCTCCCCACCAAGTAATCGTTGAGCCTCAGAGTTATCTGGAGCTTTCTCAATCAACCTGGGCAAAGGTACTCTAGGTGGATCTGAGTCTCTTGTCAAGTCCTCATAATCACGAATTGCTTTATCCACATCACGCTCAACTCTCCTACCAACCACAGCAGGGTCCTGAAGCAGCACATCGTTGATTACGGTGCCTGGGAACAGAGATCTCTGAACCTCGTCTAGAAGGTCCCAGAGGCGCTCCTGAGGCGCTCCTGTGCATTGGGAGAGGGTTGCTACGATACCACTGAGTATGACGCTTATAAGGATTATCTGCTTCTTATCAGGTTTCTTCTTTCCGAAGTTAAAATTGAACATAAAAAAAGAGGAGTAGCAACCGCTCTCCTCTATTTATTATTTTTGTCTAGCTCTTTGAAGGGCTCTCATAAGAGCACCAGATCTAGTCGTTGATTTTTCAGTATTACTAGAATTTTTTTCACGATTTTCTCTACTTGGAATTACTCTCCTATTATCAGAAGAATCACCCGGATGAATTGCTTGAAATCTTGATTTTGTTGTTTCACTTCTTCTATTTGGTTGTGCTTGAATATGATCTACATCATGCTTTTGCCCTGTTTCCTGAGACTTACTTTTTGCCTCATCTCTTTGAGACTTTTTCCTTCCCCTTTCAATTCTTAATGCTCTATTCGCATTTTTTTTACAATCACCCGGATGCAAATTTCTTTTACAATGATCTTCCAACTCTTTATGACTAATCGCTTTTAGATTTTCTTTTCTCCTTTCATCTTGGTCTTTTCTTTTTTCTTTGGATTCTAGTCCCCAATATGGAGTTTCTGCAGTTTGTCTATTTTTTAATCTATAAGCATTTGGATTTTCTTGTGATTGTCGAATTTTCTCAGCATCTTCTCTAGAACGGATTCTAGTATATTTTCTTGCTTCTAAAATAATATAACACTCATATATAAACTCACTAAAAGTTTTTCCATTAAAGGAATCACTCAACTTCGCCATCTGAACACCAGTCTTGGGATTTCTTTCTCCCATTCCTAGTTTCTTATAAATTCTACCTCTTTGTTCTGCACCTTCCTCACCACTTCTACTCTTTTTACCCTTAGACTTAGCAGAATCAATAGCAGTAGGAGTATTTGTAGCAACTCCTTTCTTTGACTTCATAGTATCTTTTACGCCTTTGAGAGCACCAACAAATTGTCTTGCTCTTTGTCCGGGATCTTTTACTTTAGATTTTGGAGAACCAACAGTGATATCATGAACTGGAGAATCTTTCTTAGCACCAGTTTTACCAAACTGTTTTTTTAATTCTTTACTCTGTGGCTTATCACCCTCTCTATGTTGCTTTCTTGCAGTATGAGCAGCATAATCTCCAGGAGACTTATGAGTTCTTACCCAAACAGGAACATCTTTTCCACTCTTTTCTACTTTTGGATCTTGAATGGGACCTTTTTTCCTAAACCCCGCACGAGAAACATCTTTTCTCGCGGCACCTTCTGATCCACGCATATTCATAGTTCCGGAAGGTCTAACTTTTTTCCCTACCATCAAAGTCCTTTCATCAAGGATTTCTTCTTGAAACTGCATCTTTA